CGGTAATGTAACAGGTTATTTAATAGAAGCTATAAAAGATTTAAAAGCAGAAGTAGAAGAACTTAAAAAACAAATAAAATAATGGCAGTTCCAACTATGGGCAGTACATTGCATCTGTCAAAAATAGAAAAAGAACAACAGCACGATGATTATAATTCTGGTGCAGCAACTGCTTCTAGTATATCGTTAACTAATTTATCAAGAGGTCGAGATCCATATGATGAAATAAATACAAATAATTGGGCTGTAAATAGACCCGATGAAAGTTCTCCTCATGCTATGAGTGAATATTATCTTTACGATCACGATATAGGTGCGTATGCTGTAACAACAAGTTCAGCGTCAAGTGTAGTGGCTGGTGGTGCTAGATTAAATGGTAATGTCACTAATATAGGTCAAGGTATAGGTTCAAAAGGATTTGTTTGGTCTAAAGATGATTCAACTCCAGTACATGGTGAAACTAATGTTACAACAACAACTGTAAGTGGAACAAGTACAGGTAGTTATTATTATGATTTAACAAATAGACCTGCTAGTACACAATTTTGGTATAAAGCGTTTATTACATCTGGTGATACAGGTGTATATACTTATGGATCTATAGTAACATTTACAACAGCATCGTCATTAACATCATTTAGTCATTCAAATGGAACAGGTAAACTAGCTGTACTTTGTAGTTACTCATCATATGGCAATACTGGGTATCATAATGGTAGTGGAACATATCCGGCTGTTGGAGATATAGTATATTCAGATAGTAGTGGAAGTACCTATATAGTAACCACTAGATATAAAAACAATGATGGTTCTTGGTTTTTGATTAGTGGTAATGGTTTAGTTGGTTCAGTAGGAAACTGTTAATATAAACATTATGATAAGTGAAAGTAAAATAAAAGAATATTCTGGAGAAACTATTAACGTTATACAACGAAATGGAGAACGTATTTTACTATTTAGTAATATGCAAGATATACCAAATAATATTATATATCCAAAAGTACTACTCGGGGATTGTGATACGTGTAGTGGAGGTGGAGCTATAATAAAAGAAATATATAAAGATTTTACTTATGATAAGGTTTTAGTTGGTGGGTTAGGATTAGGATTAATACCAGAATATTTAAAAACTGAAAAAAACTGTAGTGTTATAGATGTAATTGAAAATAATCAAGAACTTATCGATTATGTTGATTATTTAGAAAGCCCTATAAATATAATAAAAGGTGATGCATTATCATACACACCTGATAAAAAATATGATTTAATATTAATTGATTTATGGTGGGAAAAAGAAGATATAACACAAGAAATTCAAGATAATATTAAAAATAATTATAATTCTCATTTAGAAGCTGATGGTAAAATCATATTACCGATAGCTGAAAAAGAATTATAAAGTAAAATACACTAAAATAGTGTAATAAGATAGTTAGCCCACTTGGGCGATATGTTTAACAATTTAAATTTAAAATTATGGCATTAAAAGGTGCATACAATTATAGAGGTATCGCAATAAGCGACGCTTATATAAAAATTAATAACGTTAGTTGGAATTGCAATAGCAACCAAGTAACAACTGAAAAAACACCTGCTAAGTACAATGAAGATGGTTCTATTAAAACAGAGGCAGTCATGGAAACTAAGTGGGTGGAGACTACTAATGGTAGTTATAGTGCAAATGTATATAAGGATAAAGCAGCTAGAGATGCAGATCCAAATAATAGTATTACCAGTATTGGTGGTGGTGTTACAATGAGTGTTGCAGCTAGTGGTAAAAATCCATTAAATCAAGCGTATTTAGCAATGAAAGCTGAAGATGCTTATACAGATTATACAGACGTATAACAGACTAAGACATTAGCCTGTTAAGATTGCTATTATTTATGTAATAGTAATAGTATTGAAATTAAGTAAAATTAAATAAACAATTATGAATAAGAAAGCAGAAAATGCTAACGTAGTTAGCGAAACTAAAAAAATCACTGAAGAGCAATTAAAAGATCTTCAGGGACATGTAAATAAGATCAATCAAGCTCAGTTACAACTGGGTCAATTGACTTCACAAAAGCATGGTGTGTTAATGGCTATACCAGAACTTCAAAAACAATTGCAAATTTTTCAAGAGAAGATGGAGGAAACATATGGTAAAGTAAGTATTAACATACAGGATGGTAGTATCAAAGATATACCAGAAGCTGATGAGCAAACTAATACGTAAAATAAGTGTTGGTAAAGATTATAAAAATGACGCTATGCATTATGCCGTTGGACAAGAAGTTTACGGCGGGCATACTATTTGCAATATAATAGAACAGGATACAAAATATAGTATATTTATTAAAAAAGACAACGATGTTGTACCATGGAAAGATTTTAATAAAAATATGGCTATATCTGTAGAATATAACCTAGAGTATTAATGCGTAGTATTTATGATTTTATAATTACTCCAAAGAAATCTAGATATAATAATACTAAAACAATTGGTGATAAAGAATTGATATTAAATACAGAGATTTTTAATCACCAATATGTTAGTAGAGAAGCGATTGTAAAATACACACCATTAGTTACTAAAACTAAAATACAACCAGGTGATGAGGTGATAGTTCATCATAATGTATTTAGAAGGTGGCATAATATACGTGGTGAAGAAAAAAATAGTAGAAGTTATATTGATGAAAATACATACGCGGTAAGGGAAGATCAGATATTTTTATATAAACATAATAATAAATGGTGTACTCTAAAGGGTTATTGTTTTGTAAAACCAATTAAATCAAATGATAAATTTGATATAGATAAAGAAAGACCTTTAATTGGTATAATGAAATATACCAATAAAGATCTTATTGATATTAATAATGGTGATTTAGTAGGTTTCACTCCAAATAGTGAATACGAATTTATTATTGATGGTGAAAGATTATATAGAGTATTAACAAATTCAATTTCAATTAAATATGAATATCAGGGAGACGAAGAAGAGTATAATCCAAGCTGGACACAAAGCAGTTGAAGAATTAATCAAAGTTGCTAAAGAACCAATAGTGGATTCTGATGATGATATATCAGCAGATCGATTAAAAAACGCAGCTGCAACAAAGAAATTAGCTATATTTGATGCTTTTGAAATACTAAATAGAATTGAAGAAGAAGAAAGTATATTAGAAAATAAACCACTAAAAAGAAAAGATAATACATTTACTGGTTTTGCTGAAAGTAGATCGAAATAATGTACAAACAAACGTTATATAAAATAATTGAACCAATTCGCATCAACACCTTAAAACGATTAAATAAAGGTAAAAAATGGAAATACGGTTATAACAAAGAACACGATATTGTTGTTATAAGTAAAACCGGAGTGATTGGTGAGATATATGATATTCAAGGATTTAAAATTGCATTACCAAAACCCACTAATGTTTACAAGAGATCGAATAAAAAATCTGAACAATATTGGGAGAAATTTGAAGATAAAAACGAATTAAGAAATATTAAAACTATATTTGACTGGAGGACTTATCCTGATAGTTCAAAAGAACAATGGATAAACTACATCAATGAAGAATTTAATAGAAGAGAAAATGGCTTTTGGTTTAACAATAATGGTGTTCCCACTTATTTGTCAGGAACTCATTATATGTACCTTCAGTGGTCAAAAATTGACGTGGGTGCTCCGGAGTTTAGAGAATCCAATAGATTATTCTTTTTATTTTGGGAAGCTTGTAAGGCAGATAAACGCAGTTATGGTATATGTTACCTTAAGAATAGACGATCTGGTTTCAGTTTTATGTCAAGCGCTGAGAGTGTCAACCTTGCTACTATATCAAGCGACTCGCGATATGGTATACTTTCAAAGTCTGGTTGGGATGCCAAGAAAATGTTTACTGATAAGGTAGTACCAATATCGATCAATTATCCATTCTTTTTTAAACCGATTCAAGATGGGATGGACAGACCTAAAAGTGAATTAGCATATAGAGTACCAGCGGTAAAGTTTACTAGAAAGAAATTACAAATTAACGAAAAACTTGAAGACATTGTAGGTTTAGATACAACAATAGATTGGAAAAATACAGGTGATAATGCTTATGATGGTGAAAAACTAAATCTACTAGTACATGATGAAAGTGGTAAATGGGAGAGACCTGAAAATATACTACACAATTGGAGGGTTACAAAAACATGTTTACGTTTAGGTAGTAGAATTATTGGGAAGTGTATGATGGGATCTACATCCAACGCATTAGACAAAGGTGGTGGTAATTTTAAAAAATTATTTAATGATTCTAATGTAAATAAAAGAAATAAAAATGGGCAAACAAAATCCGGTTTATATAGTTTCTTTATACCGATGGAATGGAATTATGAAGGATTTATGAATCAACATGGTATGCCAGTATTTGATACACCTGAGGAAGATGTTTATTCATCATATAATGATCTAATAGATGTTGGTGTTATAGAGCATTGGGAAAATGAAGTTGAGGGTTATAAAAATGATCAAGATGCTTTAAATGAGTTTTATAGACAATTTCCTAGAACAATAGAACATGCTTTTAGAGATGAAACTCAAAATAGTATATTTAATCTTGCTAAAATATATGAGCAAATAGATTATAATGAAGAGGTTAATAGCAATGCACAATCTACTATTGGTAACTTTCAATGGGTTAATGGAATTAAAGACACAAAAGTAATATTTTATCCAGATCCAAAAGGTAAATTTAATGTAAGTTGGACACCTAAAATTCACATGCAAAATAATGTGATTATAAAAAATGGTGTTAAATATCCAGGCAACGAGCACATGGGGGCTTTTGGTTGTGATAGTTATGATATATCTGGTACAGTTGATGGATTGGGATCAAAAGGTTCT